ATCTTCGTTGATACCGACTTTGCGGTGAACAAAGATGTCCAGACTGTAGGCAAACTGACCGGGTTTTGTGTTGGGATTGTTCTTGCCGGCAATGAACGGTATGATGTTGATAAAGTGTTCATCTTCGGAACACTTCCACATCGGCGTATTACCGACGGCGTCTTTGACGAAAATGGACTTAAACTTTCCACTGTCGTCCTTGCTGTTGTACGATTCCTGAAGGCGTTGTTCCATCTCCTTCTTCATCGCCGCTCTACGTTCACTTGGTTTCATTCTTCTGTTCTCCTTAGGTTATTTACAGATTTTATGCTATTTCTAACGATGATTCTTCCCACCAGACCTGCTTGGCACACCCCTCTGCTGATTTGTAACGGACTAAATACTGATTTTCACCATGACAATATTGTGCGCGACCAACAACATGGCCCCTTTCACCACTGACTGTAATAGCGACTCTCTGATCCAACCCAAACTGAAAATCACTCATCCTTTCTTCTCCTTTTACCCGTAATGGGCTGCCATGATTTGCTGAATCCCAACCCGAACATTCTACCCAGCATGTAGACTGCAATGAGTGTGAATACCGCAATACTTAAATATCTGATAATATCAAACAGGATTTGCATTTGCGGCTATCCTTCTTGCGAGGCGTGGGCGTTTATTCAGCCCTTCGGTTTGCTGTTTAACCGATTCTTTCGCAACTGCTGGTGCATACGATTTGTCGAGATCCTTATTACCAGAGAAGTAGCTGGATACATACAGTTGAACAAGAATTTCGATCATCCGACGCCGCTGTTCAAACGCCTGCTTTGCGACTTCAAGAAGATTGGCTTCGTGAACCGCATCAAGGTATTCTTCGTTTGCGGCTGCCATATCAGGATGACCAGTAACTGCGGAGGTGATAAATGCCTCTGTTGGAGTTTTAAGCGGATTGTCCCATCCGTAACGTGCGGGGAATTCACGAACTGTGGCATCACACTCGCTCCGTACAACAGACAATTTGTCTTTCATACGGTCACGCTTGTTGACGGCATTCGCCCATTCGGTTGCCCATTTAGCATACAACTCCGGTTGTTCAAGGGCACACAAATCGAGGTTGTGCTTGTCAAGTACCAATTCTTCTTTGAAATTAAGGTCAGACATTTCTCGCTCCAATCAAAAGCTTTTCTTATTCTTAATATATCATGAAAATTTGAATCCTGTTACTTTTTATTCAGGGTCTAAGCACAAAATACAATGCCAGATAGCATCATTATCTGTGACTCCACCATCAGGCATTACAAGGATGTGATTATCATCCTCAATTTTAACGATTTCCCCCGGTGTGCCCTCAACGAAACCATCACAACAGTCCTCACTGATGCACACAACCCTCTGTCCTACCTTTGGTTCAATAAGCATGTGTTACTCCTTTTATTTAATTCCCGCCATCATGGCGAGTATCGTAATGATTTGACTTGATTGTATATGACCAGGGCATAGATTTTCAGCATCGATCACATTTTGTTTGAAATCCACTATTTGAAATGGCTTTGCAACCTTTACACTGTTTTCGAGGACAAGCGCCATAAGTGCCTGTTGTTCTTCTGTGACAGTGCCCGGTATATCGGAAATGGCATTGAAGTATTCCGATTGTATTCCCTTTTCAAGTCTTGCGGATCTTTCGATATAACCAGCCATCACACCCTCACTTTATTGTTTGATCGACCATCCATGTGGCCAGGAAGTCTGCTGAAATCAACAGAGGAACCAACGGGTAATTTTTGATGGCCTGTTGTGCTGGGGCACCAGACGGGAAGAAGAAATGAAAGCCAGGATCATAACCCCCAAGATGCCAACGTATTGCAAGAGCCTCTTCATCAGTTAATGCAATGTAACGCTGGATAATGCACAGGGATTTTTCACCATGTCCCATCGGGAATTCGTCTTTGACTTTGTAGAATGGTGTGTAAGCTGGGAATGGTTCATCAGGTGTGTTCTTGTAGTGGTCAATGACCTTGCTGACGTAAGCCTTGGTCATGTGTTTCTCGGATACTACTTCCGCTTCACCGCTGTTGCCGATCAGGTCTTTCATGTACTTGATCTGGGCTGATGTCGCAGGATCTTCGTCCTTGATGTAATAGTTCACTTTACACAGATCATGCAAAAGAGCCACGATGATAAGGGAATCAATGGGATAGCCTTTACCTTCGACATATTCTTTATGCAACAGTGTTAAGGAATCATACACGTTGAGGGAGTGGTCAGCGAGGCCACCATCGTAGTTGCCGTGATATTGTGTGGAAGATGGGGCAGTGAAGTAATCACACCCATTAGTCAACCACTCAATCAATTCAGGCATACCTTCTCGCTTGACTGATGCAAGCAAGTCCAGAATGTCTTTCTTAAAACCAGATTCCATGATTTACCCCTTCGCTGGTACTTTGAACGATAGTGGTACATCGTCAATGACCGCTGTTTCAATTACCAGAAGTTCGAGGCCCTTACTGTGAACGACACCGAGTTCCCTGGTTTCAAAGTTGATAATTACCTGCATCTGTTTTGACGGGTCTGATTTGTCCCGTACCAGAATGCTTGTTGATGCCTGCTTGCCCTGTTCCATTTTTACTTCCTCCTTTTCTTCTGGTTGATTAAAATTATATTCCCATCTTGTGCTTTTAAAATCCAATTTACCGGCATAAATATCTTCTATTTCCTCAGATGTGAGTTTGCGACCACAACAATCCGTGGTCAGTGAGCCTTCAAAGCCACCACACACTTTGCAAGCACCAAGGCCACCGTCAACTATATTGCGGCATACCCAACATAGCCCATCGCTATATGTACACGTACAATCAGCACCAGTATACCATGTATGTTCCATTATGGTTTCTCCACGAACAGTGTAGGATAATCATCACCACGTTGCAAGCGCATCATGGAAAGTAATTCACGTTTAGGGTCAGAACCGAGTGATGCTTGCCATGCAATACGTTCGGCATCAGTCATGTCAAATGCCATGATAATTCTTATGTGGCGACCAGGTAATCCACCACGTGAAATATTCTCTGTCATGGCTACAACACCAACATCACGGACCAGCATCTTGTATTGATCTTGAAACAGGCTATAATCATCATCGGTGTCAATATCAATAAACAATTCATTGGATTCCGGTGTGACAGTGATATAACCCTCATTAGTCATCCGATTAATGTAAAACTCACGTGCCTCATTGATGTTATACTCTTCACCAGTAGAAGCTTCCTGTATTAATTCAACAAAACTCATATACCACCTCAGAATGGAATATCATCGTCCCAGTTAGGTGGGACATATGGTGTATCAATTGGTAATGGTTGAGCGGGTACAGGAGCCCTTTGTGCTTTCTGAAAGGATGATTCCTCTGCCCGCGTATTCTTGACATACTCCTTGAAATTGGTAAACATCTTTTCACGAAACTCTGCTTCCTCAGATGTTTCATCTTCATACAATGGATTCTGGAATAGATCACGAATACGTGTAGCCTCTTCCAAAGTAAAGATCATTGCCTGTTGGCCTATTCTAATTACTTGCATATAATTTCCTTGAACTGGGCAGGTGAGGTATCAGATTTGGACAGGTTCAGTTACCCACGGATTGTAGACAATAATGCCTGTTGCCAGTGACTGTTAGCAACTACCGTTGAAATCCAAAGCATCCCATTCTCCTTTTTTCTTTGCTTACCCAGATGTTTATACCTTACATGCATTGTAACATGCGTTATATAATCCGGCTTTGCCAATATACATGAACGATTCCGTAAACTGGTCGATCATCATGGCGGCTCTTTCGGATGTATCTTTGTCGGTTTTGTCACCTATAAGAACAGAAGCCATGTAGCCAAGAATGCTGTAACGCATTTTCTCGGCATCATCACCCAAACCCTTGAGAAGGAACTTCATATCCTCCCATTTGTTCTTTTGATTCGATAGGAGCAATCTGCATATCTCTATGCTTGCGGTTTCTGATGCTGTCGCTTCGGTAATCGCTTGGAGAGCTTGTTCCTCATTTTCAATGTCGATCACACTATCAAGTAAAATCATTGCTTGACGGGGACATCCATCTGCGGCCTTGACAATGCCCTTTATTACGGAGTCGGGGAAAGATGCGAGTTCAATACCTTCTGATATGATTGTATCTTTCACCAGTTTTGTGAGGTGAGGACCAGACAATTGTTTGACTTCAAACGCCATACAACGAGTTCGGATAGCCTTGATAAGTTTTTCGGGGTCTGTCGTACAAAGCAGGAAGTACACATGCTTCGGTGTATCTTCCAGCAATTTGAGCATGGCATTTTGTGCATCGTTTGTTAGCTTGTGGCATTCGTCAATCAGGTAAACTTTGACTTTACCGGACATCGGTGAATATTGACTGTTTATGGATATTTCCCTGACAGTCTCAATCCCTCTTGTGTTTGAGGAATTGTACTCATTGACGTCCTCAGGCGCACAGCCGATCATGTTAGCAACAATACGGGCAATGGTTGTTTTGCCACAACCGCTGGGTCCAATGAACAAAGCGGCATGAGGCTTATCGTCACGTAGGAAAACCGACTTGATGCTTTCTTTGATACCATCATTGCCGATTACTGCGTCAAGTGTGTTTGGGCGTTTATCTATATGCAGTGGCATTATTTAAGACCCTCCAGATGATCTGTCATAAGGTTCATTGCATGAAGGACACTGCGACCATGAGTTGATGCCAGCACCTCATCATTGTTCAAATCAGTTAATTGGAAGTTGACACCACCATGTTCTTCATGGATATCTGTGCCAAGAGAACGTTCATAAGCCAACCTGTTTATTCTGTTTAACATTTGACACCTCGCTTTTTGATCTTTCATTATTATAATAGCACGATCTTACTCAACCTTATCTAATTCCTCTATAAATTGTAAGTAAGCTGAAATCATATATGCCATACAGAAAATACTACAAAATAACAGTATTCCAGGGTGTACCATAAATGTAATCATATCTATTACCATAACAATTAGGAGCATCCATATTAATACAAAGAGAATAAGACGCATACGGTATTCAAATTTAATCCTCTGCTTTTCAGATTCAAATACGGCGTATATGTTCATTTTAGCACCTCTGAAATGTGGGGTGGAATTCTTTCTTAGTAGACCATGGTGCATTTACTTCTGTCTTTTCAAATTCAATGTCCAACGGTACAATAATCCATGGGTGAACTTCCCGTATCTCTTTGGTAGCGATGTTGTAGCTCATGGCATCCCAACGATCTTGTTCTGTGGGCACAACATCCGCGAGGCAACAGTCATGAATCTGACCGATAAGTTTGGAGTGCATCTTCTCTTCCTTCATCTGGTAATCTAGTCGATGAATAGACCACACAAGACAATGGAATGCGGTACCCTGTACAGGATAATTACAGATGTCGTTTCTTGTGAGCCAACCACTAACACGGAAACCAAACATCTGTTCAATGTATCCTTTTTCAAGATAGCTGGCGAAAGCTTTCTCCTGCCATTTCTTGACACCTTTGAAACGATTCCAGAACTTCTGTTCCACTCGTTTGACGTGGTTCTCAAAGTCCTCAGCCGCAGAACTAAGCGAACGGATAATACCTTTACTTCTCAGGTGTTCAAACAGAGTACATTCACCGGTGTTCAATTCTTTCAGCAGGGCAAACAGTGTCCGAGCAATAGAACGATAGTAGGAACCATAGAACAATGCGAATACCATACCGTTCTTTGCATGGAATCGAATGTCCTTAGGATTCTTTTTGTTAATGCTGACCATGTGGTCCCATTCTGCCTTGTTGAAACAGAACAACTCCATAGCTTGGTCGCGGTGTATGTCCGATGTGGGGTCCTCAATGTACTTCATAAGGACAGGATCATGAGTAATGCAAGCAATTATACGGACTTCCATTGAACCATAATCCCAGTCGTCCAAAATGTTCCCCATAGTAGGAATGATACCACCCCTAGTGATGTTCATTGCCTCTGTATCACGTACTGGAATGTTTTGAAAGTTAGGACACGATGAGCTACCACGAAATGTGTTTGTGGTGTGAAGATCGAAGAATGGATGGAGCTTATCATCATCCTCAATTTCACGATTGAACTGACCTAGATAGGTGCCTTTAATTTTATCAAGCTTGGAAATCTTTGTAATCTCTTTGGCGATGGGGGTATTTAGTCCAGCAAGAACATCCTTATCAACACAGTCAGCACCACCAGCAGTTAGTTTACCTTTTGGCAGATCAAGGATTTTAAAGAATAGATCAGCAAGATCGGGACTGGAGTTGAAATTGATCTGTCGCCCTCTTGCCCGCATGAACTTCTGTGCCTCAGGGAAGTTGTACAGGTTGTTGGTCATTTCTGTGATACGTTTACCGATTGTGACATCCTGGTCAACATAGTATTTACGATTGAGTGGGATGCCATTCTCCTGCATATTACAGAGAACATTCAAACCAGTCATGAAGAATTGGCGTGCTGATTCCATCTTGGGTAGATTTTTGAGGTCTTCCTGCTGTTCTTCTTGTAGGCGAAATGTGAGCAGGGAGTCAATGCTGTTGTACAGGAGAAGATCATTCAGTGGTGCTTCCATGACCTTATTATACACATTCTTACCTGCCGCTTTGATATACTTCTCCATAGAAGAATCATAATCGGGTGTTCCCCAGCGAATGAGTGCTTGAAATTTCAACCCAGAGAATTCGGTGCGGCTATCCAAGATGTGTGCTGTGTTCATCGAACACCACCATAAGTTGGCAATGTCGATACCGAATATTTCTCTGGTCCACATATCCTCAAACTTGGAGTTGTGTGCTATCTTGTGGATACCCTTCATTTCAAGAATGTCACACCATAGATCAGCAATCTCCGTTTGTTGTGCTGTGGTGAAGTGTTGCCTGTACTGATAGGGGAAAGCGTATGATGTATCATAATCATAACAGAAGCTGGCAGTCGCTATCCTGTGCCCCGCACGATAAGGTTTAAGGCCTGTTGTCTCATAGTCGAATGCAAATTTGTCTGGTCGCAGATCATGTACCTTTTCAAGTTGATCCATGACATCATCAAAGGTTTTCAGTATCTTGGCACCCTTGATGTCCATGTGTTCAGGTACCTCACTGCTACGGGAACAACGAATGGCATGGGACAAATCACGATCATAAGTAGCCTGAAAGTGGTCATCCTTGCTCATGCGTATTGCATATTGTGGGTGATACAGAGGAAGTATCCATGCTTTCTTGTCAGGGTCAGGAACACATAGACCGCGCCATCGATCACATGAAGTATTATCTTCCCGGTGATTATAATAACTGTAGATGGCATCATTACCCATCAACCATATAAACTTAGGTTTAAGTTCTTCGATGGTTTTCATCAGACGTGGGCGACAATGTTTGATGTGGTTCTTTGTGGGTTTTTTATCTTTGAGGTTAGCGGGGTGACATCCTACGGCGTTTGTTTTCCAACAGTCTTTATCTAGGTTGATTCCTTTTGCTTTGAGTTTATCACGAAACCATTCCCCCGTTTCTCCTGTCATGGGTTTGCCGCTTTGATCTTCGGAGTCACTTGGGGCCTCTGCAACAATGAGGATTCCTTTTCCACCTTCCCCAGTATATCCCATTTGTGGGGTCTTACACCCAGATGCAAGACCACACTTATCACACTCGCCACTGCCAGGTCCATTGAGACCTACTGTGTCGAGTTCTTCATCAGAAAAGAATCCAACTATCTTTGCCATTTAAATTCCTTTACACAATGTCGAAGTATTTTGCCAGCTTTTCCTTTTTGTCTGATATAGATGATACCGACTGAATATCGGTTATCATTTCAAACTCGTTCATGCCGGCAGATCGTGCTGTCTGCATGGCTCTTTTGAGAACAACAATGAATGGAGCGCCAAGAGGAACATACAGTTTAGGTCGTGCCATCGTTGTCTCTTTCAGATCAGTCCGCATTGGTCACCTTCATTGTAGCTGGCTGTGGGATAGGAAACTTGGGTTTTGATTCCTGCAGATCACGAATGCGCCTGCGTTCTTTCTTGGATATCTTCGTTTTCATGCTACGGAGGGA